TCGAATACAAGGGAACTATTGCTGGTGGTGCTACTTCTGGCGCAGCCACCTCGCTTCCTGCTGGCGCAACCGGTGATTACTACAAAGTAACAACTGCTGGTTACGTCACTGACGGAACAACTACTGCATTCTTCAACTTGTATGATGGTGTAGTTCGTAATTCCACTGGTGGATTCGATAAGATCGACAACACAGATACAACTGTTTCTGGAACTGCTGGTCGCATCTCAGTAACTGGTTCAATCGACACAGGTTATACTGTTGACATCGATACTACATACTCGACTGCTGTATCAACTGCAATTAGCAACGAAGCAACTGCTGCTCGCGCTGCTGAAAGCTCATTGGCTGCTGCGGTCTTGGCTGAAACAACTCGCGCAACTGCTGCCGAAGGTACTCTATCTGCTGCAATCACCACTGAAGCAACAACGGCTCGCGCCGCTGAGGGTTCATTGGCCGCATCAGTAGTTACTGAAGCAACAACTGCTCGTGCCGCTGAAAGCTCACTTGCTGCTGCTATCGTAATCGAAGCGACAACTGCTCGTGCCGCTGAAGTATCATTGGCTACCGCAATTGCTAACTTGTCACAAGACACAATCCGTACATCGGACGCCTTGAACAATGTTCACGTTGCTGCTGATACCATCACCATGAACTTGAATGTTTCGAACGTAGCTACACAAGTAGTTTCTTTCACCGCAAACAATTCAACTAATACTAACTTAGCTGTTGACTTTAGAACACCTAACGAAGTTAGCATGGTTGCTTACGGAACAAACGCTGACGTTGACCTTCGTCTATCTGGACAAGGAACAGGTCATGTTATCATCGGTGAAACTGGTGATGGTGTTCTACAAGCAGAAACTGGCTATAACATGACAGTCGCTGCCGGAACCGGTGGTACAATGTTCGTAACTGGTACTAACGTATCTCTTGGTAATAAAGCAGATACACCAGTTGCAGTATTTACTGGAACTACAAATGCTACAAGTCACTTGGCTGTAACAAATAGCAACACCGCAGTAAGCGTTGGGGTTGTTGGTACTGGTTCAAATCTTGACCTAGTATTTGCGCCAAAGGGTACTGGTTCGGTAAACGTTTCTAACGCTGCCGTAATCAATGTTGCCAATGCGACAAATGCACAAGACGCCGTTACCTTGTCACAAATGACCGCTGCTGTTACCGCTTCTACAGTTGGTGGCGTTAAGACATTGGTTGGTACATTTGCAGGAACAGCTACTACGCTCGCTCTTGGTACTATCACTGGTACAGTTCTCCGCGTTAAAGTATTGATCACTGGAGCTTATACCTCTGGTTCAATCACTGTTAACTCGGCAGCAACGGGCGACCTAGCCGCTTCTTCAGCAATTGATGAGGCATCAGCCGGATTGTACTTGATCGAAGCTGCAACGCCAGTTACCGCTCAAGCAATTACTGCTACACTCATCGGGGCTGGCCTAACTGGTGGTTCTGCTACTGTTATCGTTGAGTATCTACAAGGTTAATCCTAGTAGATAATCTACAAAGTTTGGGGCGCGATTCTTTAAGGGTCGCGCCCTTTTCTTTAAAAAGCCTAAATAATAATATGGACCTTTCTCATAATACTCCCGTAAACATTCAGAGATATATTAAATTAATTACAGAACATCCATTAGATAAGGATGTTATTTCTGGCTGGTATAATTGTGTAAAGAAGCTTTTACCAAGCGGCTTGATCGCAGGTATTCAAGCTACTGACAATAATGGCACTCTTAAAAGTTCAATACTAGTTCATCGTGAAATAAAAAAAGAAAATCATTATATAATATCATTGACTAGAGATATCCAAGATAAGGAAGCAGAACCCGTAGTTACGTCGTTTATGCACAAATATCCAGATATTGATTTTGAAATTGAAATATCATCGAATCAAGCCGATATTTTAAGTAATAATAAAATTTCAATTCCAGACAATAAGTTTTTAGATTTATGTACCTCTTGGGCTAAAGATCAGCATGATGAATGGATGAAAGATAGATTAAAAAATGGATGGAGATATGGGCCATCTATTAGCTTAACCAATAAAACACATCCTTTATTGCGTAATTGGTATGAAATACCTGATAAGTTTAGAAAAATAAATACAACTCAACCACAAAAACTAATCGATCTATTAAATAGTAATGGGTACACTGTTATTGGAAAAGATGAATTAGAAAGTTTGTTACGCCTATTAAAAGGATTATAATTGAAAAATATAATCAAACCGTATATACATAATGATATGGACGCAGTATCAATTATAAATCGACTTTCAAGTACCACGAAAAGAACTGAAAAAGAACAAATTCTTATGGATGCCTTTATGAAGGGGCATCGAGATTTCTTCATCGGAGCACAATTATGTTATGATATTCTTATAACATTTGGTGTTCAAAAAGTTGGAGAAATTGCAGACGAAGATGATGGTGACGCCGGTACATTATCATTTAGTGATTTTTTAGATTTAGCCAATAAACTAAGAACTAGGAAACTTACTGGTTATGCAGCAAGAGATGCTATTCTTGATGCCGCCGATAAATGTCATATTCCGACTTGGAATATATTCTATCGTAGAGTTTTATTAAAAGATTTGAAAGCTGGTATCGATGTTAAGACTATTAATAAGGTTCTTCAAAAATTAGCCCCAACACAAGATGATGCTAAAAAATATATGATCCCTGTATTCTCGTGCCAGTTAGCACATGATGGTATGAAGCCAGAATATCAGAAAAAACTTTCTGGACCGAAAATGTTAGATGTAAAATTGGACGGAATTCGCCTTCTAACCATACTCAATAAAGAAGAAGGATGTATAACGCAATATACGCGAAACGGAAAAATTAATACAAATTTCTCAGATATCAGAGAAAGCCTTGTTGATATAATGAATATGCTTCCAGGTTCAGTAGTATTAGATGGTGAGGTAGTTTCATCTAGTTTCCAAGATTTGATGAAACAAGTTAATCGCAAGGATAATATAAACACTTCTGCGGCAAAATTGGCAATATTTGATATAATTCCATTGACTGCATTTAAAGATGGTATTTGTAAAATATCTCAAGAAAAGCGTCATGAAATTATTTCTAATCTAGAAACTACTGGATTATTAAGAGAACATACTAAAGGATTGGTTTATGTTATCCCCAAAAAATACGTAAATTTATCTACAAACGAAGGAAAAGAATCGCTTCAAGAATTTAATAAAATGGCGATTGAGCAAGGATATGAGGGGATAATGGTTAAAGACCCAAATGCTCCTTATGAGCTAAAACGCTCTTTTGCGTGGTTGAAGATTAAACCTTTTTTAGATTTTAGCCTATCCGTTGTAGGTGTAGAGGAAGGTACTGGTAAATACGAAGGTATGCTTGGTGCTTTCATTTGCGAAGGCGAAGATGATGGTAAAAAAATTAAAGTAAATTGTGGAAGCGGTTTTTCCGATGAAGATCGAAAAGATATCTGGAAAAAAAGAGATAATATGATTGGGATGATTGTTGAGATTAGAGCCGATGCAGCGACATTGGAAGATGGTTCTGATGTTTGGTCTCTTCGTTTTCCAAGGTTCAAGGGCTTTCGGGGATCAGTCCCCAACGAGAAACTATAATACCATTATCTATGATTTTGAGAAATAATCTCAATTTACATAAATAAGTAATGCGTATTGATGAGTTATTCCCACCAGAAGTTATTGACGAAGATATTAGAAAAACATTAGGCGATATTGGCAAGACTAGTCTTGCGGGTCTAATGGGTACGGCAATTTTAGCCACACCAACCAATAAAAATTATGATGATACAAATGCGGCTAATAGCCCATTTGCTCAAGAAGTTAAGATATTGGCTAACACCATGTGGGGAGAGGCTAGAAATCTTGGCACAGAAGGGATGAATGCGGTTGGACATGTTATTAAAAATCGTGCTGAAATGAATGCTCCAAGATTTGGAGAAGGTATTAAAGGGGTTGCGCTTAAACGAAAACAATTTTCTTGCTGGAACCCATCTGACCCAAATCGGGAAAAAATTGCAGAAATGCGAAAAATAGAATTTTATTTTAAAACCAAGCAGCCGCCACCAGGCGAAGAATCTTTTGAAGAATGGGAAAAGAAGTTTAAAAGTTCTCCACAATTTGGAGAATATCGTGCATGGCTAGAAGCATATGATTTGGCTAAAAAGATTCTTTTAAATAAGTCATATGATACAACCAAAGGCGCTCTGTTTTATCATACTAAAAGTACGCATCCTTATTGGGCAAAAGGTATTAAACCAATTACAACGGATTCAAGCCACGTTTTTTACAAGACGGTAAAGCAAGCAGATTAAAAAATTAACAAATAGTTTATAAAGTTGTTGACTTAGATAGAAACCTCTATATGTTCCTCCTTATAGGAGCACGGCGATTCCCGCTGTTGTATGGAGAATATCAATATGTCTACTCTTGAAAAGTTTAATCTTGCATTTAATCTTTCTGATTCATCATTAGATGAAAAGACTTATGCATTTTTTGACGGACCAAACTTTTATGCTTCGTGTAAGGAAGCTCGCATCGATATCGACTATTCTAAGCTTCTGGCTCTGCTGACAGATTCCTTTCACTTTAAGCGAGCCTACTACTACACCGCGATGGCTGTGGAAGATTCCGAAACTTATTCTCCCCTTCGTCCTCTGGCGGATTATCTGAGCTATAATGGCTATACCTTGGTCACCAAGCCCATGAAGACTATGACCGATGCCGAAACTGGTCGGGTTCGAAATAAGGGCAATATGGACGTTGAAATTGCCGTCAATATGCTACAACTTGTCGCTGCCGCCGAGGTTGATCACATTATTTTATTCTCTGGTGATGGAGACTTCAGCCATCTTGTGGAGGCGGTTCAAAATAAGGGTGTCCGCGTTACCGTGGTATCGTTCTTGGGTGAAAATGGTCATCCTATGATCGCAGACGAACTTCGTCGCCAAGCTGACCATTATGTCGATCTCACCGCATTGCGTGATATGGTTTCGCGTCCTCTGCGTGAGCCGCGTGAGCCTCGCGAGTTTACTCCTCGCGAGTTTACTCCTCGCGTTTAAGAAAAAGGGGCGGTTCTTCGGAGCCGCCTTTTTTTGTTGACAATTATTCATAACACAATAATCTAGATTTGTTGATCATGTCCTAGCGCCAAGCCGGTAGAGGCGTATATCACCGGCAGCATATGGGTTGGGTGTCCTGAACCTTTTTGCCAACTTGAATATGCCGTCATGGGGAGACGTTAAGCCCCAATTAAAGCTAAATATAATTCATGAGCAACGATGAATTTGTTTCCTTTTTTCCAGAAAAAGAAGTTTCTAAAAAATTAAAACGAGCACAAAGCTTGGTAGGCTTTTCAAATGAAAGAGCCGAAAATGACTATTACCCAACCCCTCCAGAGGCCACACACGCGCTCCTACAGCGGGAGAAGTTCGAAGGCTTGATATGGGAGCCAGCATGTGGCGATGGGGCTATATCGTCAATTCTGGAGGACTATGGCTATAATGTGCATAGCACTGACCTTATTGATCGAGGATATGGAAAGGGTGGAGAAGATTTTTTAACATCTGACTTTAAAGCCGCCAATATTATTACAAATCCTCCATTCAGTATTGCCGAGATATTTTTGAAACATTCTTTAAATCAGACCACAGGTAAGGTTGCATTTTTGTGTAAGCTTCAATTTTTAGAAGGGGCTAAAAGAAAAATTATATTTGAATCTTCTCCATTGAAAACGGTTTATGTATTTTCAAAAAGATTGTCCATGACTAGAAATGGTGAAAAAATGAAGAACTCTGGAATGATATGTTTTGCCTGGTATATTTTTGAACATGGTTATACCGGAGAGCCAACTCTAAGTTGGATATAAATACAATTATGACTCCTTCCGAACACATGCGAAAAATTATGGATGAAATGAATGGAACACTTTCTATTCAAGAAGGTCCACAAATTTTGATGGAAAATTATGAATCTATCAAAGAAGCACAATCATGGGCACAAAAAGCCGCAATTGCTATTCATATTAAAAAGAAACATAAGAAGCCAAAGCATATTGCTGAAGGCCCAAATGATAGCCCGTTAACTTTCCAAGGAACGAAAAAGTGGAAGAATGAAAAAGATTTTTTCAAAAAATGGTTTAGTCGTCCATTTTTAACACATGAAAAATAATTAAAAACTTGGAATAATACAATGATTACACAATTATGGGCACTTGCTTCTCCTGCATTTTCTATAGCCGATAGAGGTATTGGCGGAGCACTTAAACGATCATATGTTATAGGTAGTCTTGCTATTTTGATTATATTAGAAGCATTGACCGGAGGAATTGTTCCCGCGTCTTTAACGATGGCTTGGATAATTTATAGAACGCTTCCATGGGCATTTGGTGGAACTCTTACTCCTAGAACTCCTATTCAAATTACTGGTTCTTTTTTAAGACATTCTATGCCAGCGATGGCCGCTGTTGGATTATGTATTTTTGGATTTACTAACACTATTCCCATAACGGCAATGATGGCTTATTCTCTTTATGCTACTCTTCTTTCAAAGAATTATGCAATTTCTGTAGATAAAATTGTTAATGAAAATAAAGATAATGGTCTAGATAATTTAAAACAAACGAAAATTAATAATAAACTTGAAACTTTTAGAGGAATATTATTTTCTATAGCGTTTGCTATATCAGTAATATTTGGATAAACTCTAAATAAGTTTATTCAATTCAATTTTTATTTCGTCTATTACCGATGCCCAATTTCCTCTTTCGCTTTGGTGGAAGAGTCTTACTATATTTGGATACCATGGGCTATCGGGGCGATTTTTTAGCCATCTCCAGCACCCATCATATCTAGATAAAACCCAAGTAGGTGTTCCTATCGAAGCAGCTAAATGCGCAACCGATGTGTCCACCGATATAACCAAATCTAAGTTTTTTATAACGGCAGCAGTATCCAAGAAATCATAATCTTGGCTTAAAAATGGAAAAGGAAACGCATAGTTATGTTCTATGAACTCCAGTCCTTTTGGACCAAATTGCAAATTACAAAAATCTGCATCTATGTCTCGTATTATTGGATAAAAATCTTGTATTTGAATTGATCTTTTTGCATCAACTAATCGCATTTCTGCATTATCTCTAGCTTGCCCACTCCAAACGAAACCAACTTTTAAACGGCCTCGGCCTTCAAACTTTCTTTGGGATATTAATTCCTCTGGGATATTAAAATATGGAATTTTATTTGGAATAGACGATACAGTAGTTCCAAGCAAATATGGCGCATCTAGCATAGGGCATTCATAATCGTATTCAAAATCATCTCTAGATGTAATTACAGGAATACCCATAGTTTCGAATAAACGAACTAATGGAGATAAACACAAAATAGTTATATCTAATCCTTTTTCTTTTAATAATGGCGCATATCTAACAAATTGAATACAATCACCAAACCCTTGTTCTTGGCAAAATAATACTTTTTTTCCAATAGCATCTTCTATTTTATTTAAAAATGGTCTCTGGAATTTAGCTACATCATTTTTTGCCATAGAACATTCCCAGCGTTTTTTATATAATTTCCACCCACCTTCAAAATCGCCTAATTTTAGTTTTAAAGTTGCTCTATTAAAATCCATTTCTGGACTAATTATATGTTCGTTGGATAAATCATTGAATATCATCAAAGCTGGTCTGTCAAAACCAAGATCACTAAGAGTTACTGCTTTATTTAATTTTGTTCGTATTTTTCCTTGTGCATCATCTCTATTTAAAGATAAGGCGATATCATAATATATCATCGCATTAGTTAAATCGTCTAGCCGCCTATACGAATTGGCCAGATTCATGGCCACTTCCCAATTATCAGAATCTATTGAAAGAGATTTCAATAAAGAAGTTTTTGCCTCTTCATGTTTGCCTAATGCACTAAAAACGTTTGCAGCATTAAAATTAATACCAGCATCGTTTGGAAAATCTTTTATTCCAGTCAAAGCAAATGTTAAGGCAAGATCGGCTTGATCTTCATTAAGAAAAGAAATACAAGCATTCGAAAACCAATCTGGTCTAGGGTTTACTAAACTACTTGCCATGAAAAGAGTAGATGCTTCATCATATCTTTTCATGGCAACCAATGACAATGCAGCAATATGCATGGCTTCTGCTGCATTTGCTCCAACATTCAATACATCTTCATATTTTCCGGAAAAATAATCTTCCCAAATTTTACCAATATCCATACCTATACTATAAATTGTTTTATGAAAAATATCTATAAAAAACCTCAAGAAATTTATATTGAGATTTTACATATTTTTTGAATCTTTTATCAATTCTATAGTATCTGAGGTCAATTTATTGATCTTATATAACATGTGTCAATTTATTTGCTATACTTGGTGGAACAAAGCCAAGACTTCTAATATTTTGATCTATCGCTCTATTAAGGATATCTTTTAACGACTGTGTTCCAACGAGACCAATTATTGGTTGTAAAACTGGATTATTTATATGTTCTGCATAGCTTCTTGCCTGTTGTAGGTTTACAAGAACATCCATCATATTATCCTGAACTCGTTGTTCATCTATCGTGACCTTAAATATTTTCTCTACCAATCTTAACAATTCCGGTAGCATATTCAATATTTTTTCAGGAGAGAAGTCAGTCAATGCAGCGATCAAATTTTTAATCAATTGTATGTCATGTGCGATTTCTCCACATATTGAGCCAAATGCTTTTAATGATTCATTTGCGGCTTTTACTTTAGAACTAATACCCAAAGTTTCTTGAATCTTAGTATGTTCAGCATACAATGTTAAGTTTTTAACAAATGAATCAAATTGATTTTCTAAATATGTAACTATGTGCCCAAAAGGACCATCCACTATACTTTGAATACCTAAAATAGCTTGAACTAACGGTGGAGGAGGCGGTTGGCCAAATGCTGCCAAGGCGGATACTATAGCTTTAAGGCTACTAAGTATTGCATTCAAAGCATTTAAAATTTTATTTAATTCTTGTAATGGTCCTGTATTGAGAAGGTTTCCACCCATAAGACTAAGAACGGTCGCGCCATTTATTTCTGGTAAAATAATTTCACTCATTTTAAAATAACCTCGTTAATCCTGGAGTATAGCTTTTATTTCCCCTCCAAGTTAGAACTTGTTTTCTATTTGGTCCATCTTTTTTAAAGCTCACGTGTAGCCACGGCGTATGCCCCGCCGACATTGGTCCAGCAATTTCTAAAATTAATTGATCATACATTACATGTTCTTGTACCCATTGCGCCGCTTCCCAGAAGGAGTTTGCGCTTAAACTTGGCATATGAACATCGGCGGCTTGCCCAATTTCATGCTGGCTAGTTCCAGATCCAGGTCTAAACCCACTACTAATAAGCATATTTCCCCTACCAAACTTGTTTGCCATAGCTTCAAGAGGATTTGTCGATAATGCTTTTAAATTACAAACAATGTGAGAAATAGAAAATCCGTGCTGGGCGGTGATTTGGTGAGGAAAAACAACTGGAGAACTTGAAGAACCAATTGACAAATCTCTTAATTTGAAATGTGGAGATAATTGCATATCATAAGGAACACTTGCTGGTATTTGCGAACAATCAGTCGGTAACGGCTTCGCGTAATTTGGCTTAAGACTTGCGTTTATTCCAGAACCAAAGTTTGGATCGTTTTCTTTCATTCTAGCCAAATCTTGGGGTGTATAGGTTCCGTTTGGTCCAGTTGGTAGAGACATTGACCCTGTATCAGATGATGGATCATCTTGTTCTCCATGTGCTATATCAGCTTCATCAAATATAAGAGTTTTTCCTTTAAAATTTATAGAAATACTTGGAGCAACCTTTGGATCGATTAATATACTATCGGCACCATGAATAATTTCATCGCCTTTTTTCGTTAAACTACCAACTCGTGCTGAAGGATATGCCATTATATTTCCTTTATAGTTTTAATAAATTATCCGCCGCTGATATAACTTCAATACTAGAAGTCATTTTTATATATTGATTTCTAATATCTTCTCTTGGCTTAATCGGATATGCGATTAACTTATCTAAATCAAATTTAAACTTTGCTGTATCTTCATCGGCAGTTGCCATAAATGGCCCAAAAGTTATACCAGCTTGATTTGGTGCAACCATCTGAATTTGAGCAATAATTGGTTTTGATAAGGTAATAGTTTTTTCGGTAATTTCGACACATTTACCAATTATTTCTTCTCCTGTGAGAATCTTAAAGCTCACAACATCATTCGCCACAATTTTCTTTTCAATAAGCATTTATAAATCTCCAAAATATTAATGAAAATAATAACACATAAAGTTCTTATTTTCAAATTAAACTTATAATTAAATGAATAAATATAGAATAGATCATAAGTTTTGTATAACTACGAATATTATTGCACGCTAATAAGTATATCGGGCTAAATACAATAACACTCTTTTTTGGAGAAAAAATAACATGCCAACATTGGTTAGTCCCGGAGTATCGGTACAAATTATTGACGAATCTTTCTACGGCGGAGCAGGTCCTGGAACAATTCCTTTGATTGTTCTGGCCACTGCAACAAACAAAACTGCTCCATCTGGAAGCGGTATTGCGCCAGCAACTGTTCCTAATCAAGCGGGATCATTGTTCTTAGCAACATCTCAGCGCGAATTGATTCAGAACTTTGGAACCCCATCATTTAAAACTGTTCAAGGAACGCCAGTTCAGGGTTACGAATTAAATGAATATGGTTTGTTGGCGGCATATCAATATCTTGGTATTTCTAGCCGTTGCTATGTTCTTCGTGCAAATATTGATTTACATCAATTATCTCCATCTATTACCGCTCCAGTTAGCCCTGTTCCGGATGGAACATATTGGCTCGATTTAAGCTCAACTTCATTTGGTATATTCCAAAGCAATGGCAATCAAACTGCGGCATTGGCATGGGCAAGTCAGCCAACTTTGAGATTCTCTCATTCTAATCTAGCTGGTGGCGGCGATATGCTCACGGATACTCCTGCTGCATATTTTGGAAATGATGGTGATTTTACAGTCGTTACCACGCAATCGGATAATATAGTATATGAGCGCATCAGTGGTTCTTGGTATAAGGTTGGTTCTTCTCAGTGGAAGGCCAAGCGCCCAACTACAATTGTCGGCTCTCCTGCACCAAATATGATTGCCCCACTCGTTGATACAATTAGTATTAATTCAAAAACACTAGCATTTGACCAAATTCCGGACGGCCATGGTGGCTTTACTTCGGGAACTGGTGCATTGGCTGAAATTGTAACTATAATAAACGCAGATGCTCAACTAGCAAATGCACATATTATTGCATCTGTTACAAGTTCTGGTGCTTTAGAAATTAAAAACACAGTAGGTGAATCAATTTCTATTAGCAATGTTACTGGAAATGCGCTTGGTACTCTTGGTATTTCTGCAAAAACTTATAATGGTGTTGCTTTATATCAAACAAATAACGCACAATATCCTACAAATTCGGCATATGGTTCGGTATGGATCAAAGGAAGTTATCCTAATAACGGAGCATCTTGGGTTGTAAAACTTTACAATTCATCGACTGGGTGGACCACGATAAATGCACCATTTTATCAATTCGATTCTACAAAATTAGATAGCGAAACATCAAAAGATCAAGCGGCAACTTCTGCATTTGGTATTCCCGCCATGGGAACACTATATGTTGGATATGATACCGCTACCGGAACTCAACAACTTCGTCGTTGGACTGGATCGATTTGGACTAATTTGATTTATGAAGCTTCAATAGTTACACCAACATATACTCCAGATGCAGGGACATATTGGTATAATACTGATCTTAAAGCCGACATTATGTACGGCGATGGAACGCAGTGGCTTGGATATTCAAGAAAATTCCCAGGAACTGACCCAAAAGGTGTCATTATTTCTGGATCAAAACCAATGTTACAAAGCGACAATACCGCTTTAGTCGATAATGACTTATGGATTGATTCAAGCGATCTTGAAAATTATCCAATGCTATATCGCTATGCGGCTTCTACAAAAAGATGGACATTAATCGATAAAACGGACGATACTTCTCCGTTTGGTATAGTATTTGCTGATTCTCGCCAAGATAGTGGCACTACTTATACAAATAACAATGGAACCGGTTATAGTTTAAATTCTATTTCTCCTGAAGACTTGGCCCTTTCTAACTTCGTTGATCCAGATGCTCCCGATCCAAGAACATATCCAGATGGTATGTTATTGTTTAATACCCGCGCATCAACATATAACGTAAAAGAATGGAATCCTACTTACTTTGAAGCGGGAAATTATAACTCAACTGACTATACAACTCATACTTATACTAATGGAAGTAGCATTGCAATTTTCCCAGCTATTGATAATCCAGGACGTTGGGTTACCGCAAGCGGAAATACACCACAGGGTGCTCCTTATATGGGAAGAAAAGCTCAACGTACTATGATCGTTCGTGCGCTAGAATCAGTTATTCAAACAAATGAAGATATTCGTTCTGAATTAGTTTATTTTAACTTGATTGCGGCTCCAGGATATTCTGAATTAATTCCACAAATGACTGTTCTAAATGAATCTATGTTGAATGTAGCCTTTGTTGTTGGTGATACACCAATCCGTCTACAACCATCCGGAACTCCAGTCATGAATTGGGCAAAAAATGCCAAGAATGCTTCTTCTACAGGAGAAGACGGCTTAACAGTGTCAAGCGAATACGTGGGTCTATATTATCCATGGGGACTATCGGCTGATTTGAGTGGCAATGAAGTTATGATTCCACCATCATCTATTGCGCTTTGTGCTATCGCCTATAATGACCAAGTTGCTTATCCTTGGTATGCTCCTGCTGGATTTACTCGCGGATTGGTTACAAATGCATCAACGGTCGGATACTTGACTGCTGGCAATGATTATCAGCCCGTAATATTGAATCAAGGCCAAAGAGATACATTATATTCAAATAATATTAACCCTATCGCATACATAGTTGGTAGAGGATTAGTTGTATATGGCCAAAAAACCTTACAAGCTGGAAGCAATACTGCGATGGATCGCGTTAACGTGGTTCGTTTGGTTAATTATATTTCTTATAATTTGGATAATATATTAAAACCATTCTTGTTTGAACAAAATGATACACAAACGCAAAGCGCGGTAACAACAGTTGTTACCAACTTCTTGAATGGCTTAGTAAGCTTGCAGGGAATTACCGATTATGCGGTTGTTTGTGATTCTACAAATAATACTGCGGCGCGGGTTGCTGCTAATCAATTATGGGTAGACATTGCTATTATTCCAGTAAATGCTATCGAGTTCATTTATATCCCAGTTCGTATCTTGAATGCTGGGCAGAGTTTGGCTACTGCGGTCTCGTCTACTATTCAATTATAATAGTATATAGATCAATTATAATAAGGGGGCGGTCTTATGGCCGTCCCTTTTTTATTTGATAAATAGTATTTGAACATACAGTGTTCATTCCTGAAAGGATTTAAGTATCCTGAACCCATAAGTTTATGTGTCGGTGACTGGGAGGCGTTAGCTTAACGTTTAAAGGTATTAATTGTAAAGCGCAATTGGCACATAGAAGTACGAGAGATTACTCGTATATCAGATTTTTTAATGTTTATTATACTTAAACGGCTGGGATTTTTCTCAGTCGTTTTTTTATTAAGTCTGCATATTATGTTTTTTCATAAATACATTATATAGAACTGTTTTTAAAGGAATAAGTAAAAATGTCCACCCTCCAGAATTTTGGAATACCTAATGGCCAAGGCGGCGGACGCGGCGGTCTTTTGCAACCAAAAACAAAACAAAAGTTTAGAGTATTGGTTTTTCAATTTGGTCCAATTAATAATGGACTAGAACTAACACAGCAAACTGTATCTGTTGGTCGTCCACAGATGCAACAAGAAGCAAAAGAAATCCATTCTTACAACTCTATTGCATATTATGCAGGAAAAGCTGTTTGGCAGGAAATCACACTAACTGTTCGCGATGACGTTACCAACTCAGTGAGTAAATTAGTTGGTCATCAGATGCAAAAGCAAATGAACTTCTTCCAACAAACAACACCAGAGTCTGGTTCTAACTATAAGTTTAGAATGTTTATTGAAACGTTGGATGGCGGTAATGGCGCTGCGATTGAACAATGGATTCTTGAAGGTTGTTTCTTGGCTGGCGTAAATTACGAAGAGTTTGATTATGGTAGCTCAGATGCTATGACCATTGCCCTTACTATTCGTTATGATAACGCGACACAGCAAGGCGGAATTATGCCACAAAATCCAAATATTACATCATCTCTCGGTAATATTTAATATTGAAATATTTTTATTATCGTGGCTGATCCCAGAACTACTATAATACAATCGCCTAATCAAGCGGCAACTATCTTCGGTCTGGATAAAAATTCAGTTCCAAGAAAGAAAAGTCTTTTTTATGTAAGATTTGTTGGAAATCTAGGTAATTTGCCTACTTGGCAAAATAACTTAGGTTTCTTGGTAAAGAGTATTGATAGACCGGCTGTTCAAGTATTAATGGAAGATGTAAATCAATATAATAAAAAAAGAAAAATAACCACTGGATTTAAAATACCAAATATCAAAATGTCATTATATGATACGGTTGATGGCTTGGTTATGCAAATGTGGGATGAATATTCTAAATATTATTTTGGTGACTTTAATCAAGCGGATGAAGCAAACTTTCAATATGACGCTACCACCAATGAAATCAAAGACAATGGTAGTGGATTTGGTTATGTTCCTAGATGGTTGTCAAATTCTTCAGGCGAAAGCCCTCTCGATCTTAATACTCAGTTTTTCTTCAGAAAAATAGAAGTTTATCAGTTGTTTAATAATAAGTACACGCAATATGATTTGATTAATCCACGAATAGAATCATTTGACCCAGATGACCTTGATTATGAATTATCAAACCCATCGATTATTAATATGACCATAGCATACGAGGCATTACTATATAGAGATAATAACCAACCTCAGCCTATAGAAAATAACGCAGATGTTTTATCCGCGTTTAGAGGAAATTTTAATGGCAATACCCCGATGGTAACAGGGGCGTCAGTAAGATCACATGACTTTAATTTTACTCCAGAAGTTTTTCCAATGCAGGATAATTTTAAAGATACTATAAACTTACCTAATAATTTAAATTTGATGTCAAATCCAACGTCAACTAATAGCAGTGGTGCCCTTAGTATGTTTGGCGATTATGATTTTGGTTCTACAAATAATCCCACAAATAACGGAATATTGGGGGATATGACTTATATGACTAACAACATGCCATCATTGATTTCTACTTTAAATTTACCTTCGGCCCCAATATATAATAGTACTGGGAAAAGTATAACTTCTCCAAATAACACTTCTGGTATAAGCGGTAGCGCATACGACCTCGCCATTGGTTCATTAGAAGGTGCTGGAAATGAAACTGGAAGCACATCTGCTAATAATTATATTAATAAAAAAATAGTTGGTGGTGTTATGTCTAGTAGCATAATTAACAAAACTTCTACCAATGATCAAATAGTAAAAACTTACAATAATGGACTAGAATTAAATTCTCAATCATATGCTATTGTTAATTCTCAACAAAGCATTACTACGCAAATTGGTGTTAGTGTTGGAAAATCATATACTAGCGAAAGTGTTAAATCTAGCAGCGCTCCTTTAACTCAAAGACAAATTGATGAATTTAACGCCAGTATAAATGGCGGATTATAATATATGTCAAAATATATAAAATCTGAATTTTTTCCAAAAAATCCAGAAAAATATAGTGGGAAATATCCTATTATAGCGCGGTCTTCTTGGGAAACTACATTGATGAATGTTTTTGACAATCATCCAAATGTATTAACATGGCAGTCAGAATCATTATCCATTCCATATTTAAACCCATTGACTGGAAGATGGTCTATGTATATTCCGGATTTTCTCGTGGTTTATATTGATAAAAACAACAAGCAACATTGTGAAATTATTGAAGTTAAACCTGCGAAAGAAGATTATCGATATGTTCCCACGATTCGTAAGAATGGCAGAAAAGAAATAATATCTAAAGAAACAAAATTAAAGCAAATAATAAATATGGCTAAGTGGAAAGCGGCTGCTGAGTTTTGTGCAAGACGCGGATGGTTCTTTAGAGTTATGACCGAACACCAACTTTTCGGTATTCCAAAATAAGATAAATAAAGACATGACAAAAATGATCGAAAACGTTTTAGGTTTGCCTAGTATGGAAGAAATTCTTAAAACTACGGAACCAACGCCGGATGTTAATATAATTACCGATATAGATATAAATGAACAAGAATTAGCAGCAGTTCTTAAAATGGCCGAAACCGCTGGAAATAATCTTGAAATTCTTGATGGCGCACATGACCATAATGTTTCCATGGATGAAATTCATGAAAAAACATTAAAGCATGCTGATGAGTTGATGGACCTTGGGTTTAATGTAGACCAACGATCCGCCGCGACTATTTTCGAAAAAGCTAATATGCTTTATAAAACAGCATTAGATGCAAAATCATCCAAGCGCGATTCTCAGTTAAAAACTATGAAGTTAATGCTTGAAAAAAGAAAGCTCGATCTTGAAGAAAAACGCTTAAAGCATGAAATGGGCGATGTTGCCGTTGATGCCGATGCATTCATAGTCGATGATAGAAATGCATTGATAAAATTGATGCGAGAAGCTAAAGACGAAGACTAATAGTCTTCGTCTTCATATTCAAAACATTCATCATTCTTAGCATTTCCATTTCGCATTTTGGCCATGAGGGCAAGGTTCTGCCACACGTCTTCATAAAATATAGCATCGTATGAATATTTAATTCCATCACCACTTCCGCCACACCCCGTTTCAATTCCTATTGCATTTAACATAGAAGAAATAGATAGAGAATAAGGAAGTTCATGCGCAAATACTATTCTTACATCTCCACTCCAACCCAATCGTTGTGCATTTCGGAAATTAATAATTCTTAGTTTTTCAAAACCATTGCACTCAATCGATAATACTTTTATATTTCTGATTTGCTTTCTCAAATATATTTGCTGAGACCGAGTTCCAAGATATTTTCCATTTTCAAACATCAAATATTCTGCGATATCAGCAAAATTTTTAAAAATAAAATCAAATGTGCTTTCAACGCTACCATAATTGAATTTCGTCTGTTCTATGAGTTTCTTGATATTGCTGATACGAACTTCTCGATTATGCATAATTTTCTTTCGAGCATTATATGTGCACAGATGCGCCTTATACTCATTTTTTTCCAAAAAGAGTAATTCAGATTTCTTATGATAATATGCCTGAACTTTCATAATGCCTCCTATTAATGATATAATATATAATCTCATATAATTAAAAAATGTCAATACTAACTATAAGTATAAATATAAGATAGCGGTAGTAAAAGGTAAAATATTATGAACTTGAAACAATATATTGCAGAATCTGAGCGTGTGTATAATTATCGTCTGAAATCAGTTATTCCGTTAGATGACGAGGCAATGGACCGTTTAGAAACAGCGATTTTAAAATATCAACCAATTGATATTACCCGTCCAATTAAAACTATGCTGCAAAAGAATCCATTAGATTTCCCAAATGTCTTTGCTGCTGAAGTGTTCATATGCGATCTTACTCTTGGTTTACCCGCCAGTAGCCATGTTCTTCAAAATGAAATCAGAACAGCGCTGCACACAACGGAATCTAGTATCGTTGTTCGTGGTTATAATGATCCTACTGAGATTGAAACCAATCGCTTAAATGCAATGGCCGAACTTGATGCGGATGCCAGAGATAAAGGATTAGAACCCCGCAGCGTTCTTACCGATCCTAGCTATGGTGAGTTCCAATCCACGGATAAAGAGTTGTACGGAAATTCGTATAACTCTAAGTTTTTAAATTATCTTCGTACTGTACAAAAAGAAGATGAAGATAGCCACAAGGTTGATGCGCATAATTCATTGTTTAGTTGGATGGATTTACCGAAATCAGATGTCGTTGATGACGATAACGCATACAATAAAGATATTAAAGATGCCCCAACTATTGGCAAGGCCAAGGACGAAACCATGGATACTGGTGCAAGCAATTCCGGAAGCATGTCGGATCATAAAAAAACATATAAGCGTTTATATGGTAAGAACGGCATTCGTATGAAGGATGCTATATTGTCTACTGATACCAATACAGTGAAGGCACCAAAATGACATATCCATCAGTTCCGACCACATATGATCTAGGTATTTTGTTGATAGAAGGTCGTGCAAAATATGATTCCAAATATGTTACCGAAGATACTGGTATAATTTGGCAATTAAATAGAACGCAAGGATGGATTCCAGTTTCGCGTGTATCTAAAAAGAAAAAGAATGATCCAATAACTCCCCAAACGTTCGATGGTCACAAAGATTTTAATAAATTTGCAAAAACTGATACTATCGATGTTCCTGCAAGATATTCTGATAATCCATTGGCAGAAGATTCAGAAATTCAAACATTTGATGGATATAAGGATTTTAATAAGCATACTAGAATTAATACAAGAACGGTTCCTGCAAGATATTCTGACAATCCTATAGCAGAAGAAGAATCACATACAATCACGCTTGATCGTTTACATAATATTCTAAACAAAGGCGAAATGACCGATGATATGATCAAATCTGGTATGGAAATATCTCGTCACGGTTTGCAAAAAATCGGACATGAAATGGGAATTACCGGCAACGAAGCCAAAGCATTATATTATTCCCTTATTAATAAAGTTAGAACTGATTCTGACCATTTAGAAGAAACATACAAAGTTCTTATGGATGAACCAGAAGAAGATGAATCATATAATTCCGAAATTAATGCAGACATTGGTACATATAATTTTCCTTGGAAAATGCACAATGATATAGGAACTGCCACTATTGAATATTCCGGATCACCAACCTCCCCAAAACTAAAATTAGTTTCTGTTAGAGATTCTTCCGGAAATGAAATCGAAGATTTATCCGATATGGAGTCTGAAATTAAAAAACAAGCAATCGAGTTTATTGGTAAAGCGTAATGTTTATACGGGAATTATTTGAAGGAGAGCACGATGCTCTTCATGCAGAAGAATTAGAAAAAACCGGTTTTTGGGGATCGGCTGGGGCCGGTTGTATATTTTTAGCCAGAGATACTGGTCGTATACTTTTATGCCATCGGTCATCTCAGGTTGAACAACCAGGCACTTGGGGAAATTGGGGCGGAGCAATTGATCCTGGTGAGAATCCATATGACGCTGTAACAAGAGAAGCAACCGAAGAAACAGGACATTCTGGTCCTTTCGATATTAAGCAATTGTATGTATTTAAATCTGGAAATTTCCATTATTACAATTTTTTGACCATAATAGATAACGAATTTACACCACGTTTGGATTGGGAAAGCCAAGGATATAAATGGTGTGAATGGGGGCAATGGCCTTCTCCTCTACATTTTGGATTAGTATCATTGTTCAAGGATGCTGACAGTGTTCGAAAAATAACCGCAGAAATTGAAGAAATAAAGAAAAATACAACTGAAAATAATAATTTTTCCAATAAAGAAAACCAATAATTCCGCTTGCATATTATAAAAAAATCTGCCATATTTTCATAAAATAATGGAGATATGTTATGAGTGAGCGCGGCCTTATCCTTCTTAATGCATCCGGTGATTTGGAAATCACATGGGAGCCAGCAAATGACGCAAAAATGCGAGTAATCATTGAAAAGAAAATGCAAGAAGGTGTGCGTTTCTTTATCATGAAGCCGCTTATTGGTAATTTTTTACCAATTCGGTCAAAGATGACAACTATATCTCAGTTAAAAGATGCAAAAGTAACAGTACGAGATGCGGATATTGAGAACATGTTCAAATCGGGCGATGTTTCTATGTATCGTAATAATGGAGCAAGCGTCGAAACTACCGGCGTAGCCAAAACAGTTGATCAAGTAATCAATAATAGAACCATTGGAGTTCCTGCCCTACAAGGGGGATAATCCATGCGCTATAACCGCCAAAGAACGCCATAGGCGGCTTTAACCGAAGAATGCACGCACTATTGCGTTTGACTGAGAGAAGCCGCCTGTGCGCCGCGCAGGAGCGATAAGGCGGCATATAGTTATAATTCTACAAGTTTATGAGGTTATAAGAAATGCCAGCCCCAGACGTTCAGTATTTTTTGGATTGTTCTGCAACTTGCGGACAAATCGCAGGAGACACGCATTTTTATTTTATGGAAATGTGTCCGAATACCAATGAAGTTTTCGATGCATATGACCGCCGAGATCATGCCGGTTCCTATTGGAAAAGTTTAACTGCCATGGGTCTTTATTTTGAAGACCAGTACATTCAATGGCGGGCGAATAATCGCCATGATTCTAAAATGGCAAGCTATGCTAGCCTAGAACTTATTCCGACCGTTTTCAAAGAAATGGTGGATACCGCTTCCGGATATTTAGCAGATAGTAACTTAGACCATGTAGATTCCAACGCAATTAATTTTTTAAATGATCGAATGGAGTTAGAGGCAATTAAAGGCGTCGTTAGGCGATCCTTGATGAGGACCGCCTGCGATTTTAACGATTTGGCGGCGGAATCCATAACCGCAGTGTCTAATCAAATAGTTTCCCATCAAGAACAAAATAGAATGTTGCACCAAATTGCTCTAAATGAAAGTAATTTCATTATGGATGATGGCGAATGGATCGATAGTTCACATGGCAAAAAACTTAATAAAAACGAAATTCAGCGCATAGTTAGAGAAAAAAAGGAAGAAAACAAAAAAATAATTAAGAGAAGTGTAAAGTTTCTCAATAAACTAATTGGTAGTGATACTACTCGCATATTCTTGGGTGGAAATGCTATTCGATTTGAAGGAGAATATGCAATATATGAGTTATCCAAGCAATCTAACGTAATGGAATCTCACGGCGGATTTAAGGCTGTGTCCATTTATGACAAAAATAATCCTGACTTGCTGCTATGCAATCTGTGCATATCTACGCCAAATGTTCCCCTATTGGACCATGTTGCCAACATTGTTATGCATATTAGAGCAGGAGAAGAGCTAGAAATTCTGAGAATCGGGAATGCTAGAAATATTGATTCGGTGGCATATGATAAAGAATGGCTTAATCCATATCTTCCATCTCCGACTATCAGTAAGAAATCTTTGCTGGACAATACACCAATAATTCCAGGACTTATTGCTGGAATGAGACCAGATAGAGCTATTCGCTCTGCAATGTTCAAGCCAATTATAACTCAAATGATGTATAATGAAGTTATAGAAGAATTTTCGCCTATGATTTTAAAGGCCAATCCACAAACTTTGGGATTATTGACGACTAATTCGAGAACGCAACCTCAAGAACTGTGTTTTTAAATTCATCGTATTGATCAAATGATTTTCTAAACGATTTTTCAGCCCGTCCCATTGGCTCATAATTAATAGAAGCCTTTGGCGTGACAAAATATCGTTTATGGCCAGATTTCATATCTGGTTGTTTTTTAGCAGCACCCAATCTTGAATCCACATAAGATATATCTTCTGGGTCAACATATAGTGCCATTTTTTCATTGAAACAATACGATAATACACAAGACATAAGAAACTTCTTTATTTGATCATTCGCTCCATGGAATTGAACTATTAATGCATTGCCATCTGGGTGCTCACGGACGAGCGTAGCTCCCTTAATCATTTTTTCTATCCAATAATGATATGATGTATCTTGATATATGTCCTTTAATTTTCGATCATACATAATAAAATCGCCATATCCACCAACATACAATAACCAATCAGCCGGATCATTTGTATTCACATCGAGTTTTGTAGATTTTACTTTATCTTTTAATTTGGCACTAGCGATAATTTCTTTAACTTTATCTACACTAATTTCGCCCTTTTTAACCAATGTTGTATATAATCCATTAGATAATGCATCTCGAACAAACTCTTGATAGGTTTTTGCAAAGTTTTTATACCCAGAAGGCGTAAATCCTCCAGATGGTTTTTCTGGCTCCATTGATCTAGCAATTTTAGTAAGCATGACGCCTAAACCAAATCCACGATATTCTTTTGCAACCCGTACTAAAACGGACCCCCATTCATCTTGAACAGCCCCTACACATTCATCTTCATCATTAAATACAGCAATAGTAATTTCATGCGTTTTTAATTTTGACTGTTTAATTTCGTCTGGAGACATATAGATTAAGTTTTTTTCTGCATCTCGTCTATATTCTCCAGCATCATCTTTATGAACATATTTTACCAGACGAGCGTTCAATCTAATCTCAAACATTATTCCGCGAATTTTAACTCTTTTGAGTAATTTTTCAAAATTAGATTTATCTAGATATTCTGATTTTTTAAAATCTTCTAAACTTGCATCATATGCTGTATCCGGATGAAACTTTTCATTCGAATTAACAATTTTATAATATTCATCAAAAGTCATAAGTGCAGGATTCATTTAATT